AAGGCTAAGCAGTTAAAGCTGGCTATTAACAAGGCTAACCTTGCCCTAGGTAAGGGAAGCAATGTCTTTGACATAGAGAAGATCCAACTGGCAGCAGCTGAAAAGAATGCAGCCGAGCAACTGGGTAAGGTAACTAGCCAAGCCCAACTGCTACAGATAACTAACGACCTTGCTCGCCTAGAAGTTAAGCAATCTATCCTTGCACTAGAAGAAGCAATAGCATCTAAGGATGTAGCAGCCATTACTGCTGCAACCAATAAACTCAATGCAGACCTTGGCATCCTTAGCGTACTTACTGGTCAGAAGATTAAACTGACTGAGATTGAGTCAATTCTCAAAGGAATCTTGCCTAAAGATCTGATTAACCTGGCTAACCTGAATGAGGCTATAAGGCTGTTAGGGGTTATTGGGGCAGGCACTGGTAGCACTGTAACAAAGAATGCCACCCCTATTTTAGGTGATCCTAATAAGAGTCCTGTTGGCATACCTACGGGTCTTACAGCTGCTGAGATAAATGCCTTACTTATAGCTGGTAGTTTTGTCCCTTCAGGCGGTAGTGGCGGTAGTTCTAGTGCTGGCGCTTATGCTTCCAGTGGTTTTCCAGGTGCAACTAAAAATGGTGGCGTAAATGTTGTGGTCAATGTAAGCGCAGGCACTATTGCTAAACCTGATGAATTAACAACCATGATCCAAGATGCTGTTATCAGTCTTAACAAGCGCGGTGACTTACTTACTTACGCTGGGTCACTATGACCAGACCCAGTATAAATGTCACGATTGACTTCTCTACTGGAGCAAGTTTTGGCTATCCCTTTGTGCTGGGTACATCTGAATTAGATGGTGGCGATGTTCTATCAGACTCATCTACTAGCCTTGTCGTAGATGTCTCAAGCCTTCTAGATAGCATAAATACCAATCGAGGGCGCAATATATCCTCTGAGCAATTCCAGACAGGCACAGCTTCTATCCGTCTGCTAGATCAAAATGGTAATTTTAATCCACAGAACACATTGTCTCCTTACTACACTTACTTAAACCCAATGCGTAAGATGACTATTACAGCAACCTACGCTTCAGTAACCTACCCAATCTTTGCAGGGTACATAACAGGCTATAACACTTCTACGCCTAAGTTTGATGGCGATATTGTGTACACAACTATCACAGCTGTCGATGGTTTCCGTTTATTCCAGAACGCGCAATTCTTTGGCGTGACTGGGGCTGTCGCAGGCCAAACTACAGGCACACGAATTGGCAAGATCCTCGACACTATTGGTTGGCCTACTACCTTGCGAGACATTGATACAGGACTTACAACAGTGCAGGCAGATCCAGCCACACAGCGCACAGCACTACAAGCCTTGCAGACTGTAGCAACAACTGAGTATGGTGCGATCTACATGGATACGACTGGACGATGCACCTTCCAGGATAGAAACCTTACTGTCTCATCTATTGGCGGTACTGCAACAGTCTTTAAGGATGATGGCACAGCTATTGGCTACTTTGATGTTAAGTGGGTCTTCGACGATACTCAGGTCTATAACCTCGCTACTGTCACTCGAACAGGTGGATCGGTTCAGACTGTCTCGGATGCTGCCTCTATTGCTAAGTTCTTTACTCATAGCTATAACCAATCTGGCTTGCTTATGGAAACTGATGCAGTAGCACTAGATTATGCCCAAGCCTTTATTGCTTCACGCAAGGACACAAGCTCTAGAGTCGATGAACTGACTTTAGATCTACAGCAGGATAATTACACTGCTGGCACTGTTGCTGCGCTATCGTTGGACTTTTTTAGCCCAATTAGTGTGACCACAACCCAGCCCAACAACACGACCTTATCTAAGACAGTGCAGGTATTTAACATATCTCACTCGATCACGCCTAACTCATGGAAGACTCGACTCGGCACAGCTGAGCCAATCATCGATGGGTTCATCTTGGATTCGACATTATACGGTATTCTAGACACTAGCGTTTTAAGTTACTAAGGAGCAATTATGGCAAACGGATTTCCATTTACAACAGGCAATGTCCTGTCGGCTACTAACATGAATGGATTGACATCCTTCACGATTGAGACTGCCAACACTGCCGACTACACAGCAGCACTTACTGACCAGTATCAAGTCCTAGACCAGATGAACAAAGCAACTGCTATTGCCTACAAGATTCCTACTAACGCATCCGTTGCCTTTCCTATCGGTACAGTGCTTAACATCCTTAACATCGGTGTTGGAGTCTGTACAATCTCAGCAACAACTCCTGGCACAACAACAATTTTAAGCGCAGGAGCAACAGCAGCAAGCCCAACACTTGCACAATATAAAGCAGCAGCTTGTATCAAAACTGGCACAGACGCATGGTATGTGGTGGGCGCAATTGCTTAATTCAGTTACATGCATGCTAGGTGGAAGTTTAGTTTCTCCTAGCACAATTGAATATTTAGTTGTTGCAGGTGGCGGTGGTACGGCTATTGCAGGTGGCGGTGGCGGTGGTTATCGAACTGCATCGGGCTTTTCCGTTAGTCCAGGATCTCCAATAACTGTAACTGTTGGTGCTGGTGGAACAGCTAGTGTTAAAAGCGCGGGTGGTTATACAACGCCGACAAATGGTTCCAATTCTGTTTTTTCAAGCATAACTTCTACAGGCGGTGGCTACGGCACTAGCGTTGATGGCGCAGGTACGGCAGGTGGTTCAGGTGGTGGTGGTAGCAGCACAAACGCAAGCGCAGGTGGAACAGGCGGTACAGCATCAGCTGGACAAGGCAACGCTGGCGGTAGTGCTACAACAAACGGTGGCGCAAATCAACAAACAACAGGTGGTGGTGGTGGAGCTGGCGCGGTTGGTTCTAACGGCAGCGTAAATACTCCAGGTGCAGGTGGTAATGGTTCTACCAGTTCAATTACAGGATCATCTGTTACTTACGCAGGTGGCGGTGGCGGTGCATCAACTGGAGCACAAGGCAGTTTTTATGCAGCTGGTGGAACAGGTGGCGGTGCAACGGCAGCATCTCTTGGCGCAAACGGCACAGCTAACACAGGTGGCGGTGGCGGTGGTGGTAACAGTACAAACGGCACTAAAGGCGCAGGCGGTTCAGGTTTTGTTTGCATCCGTTATCCAGATACTTTTGCACTAGCAACATCAAGCACAGGATCACCAACAATTACAACATCGGGTGGGTACAGAATCTACCAATGGACTGGATCAGGATCGGTGACATTTTAATGGCACACTTTGCAGAATTAGATGAAAATAATATTGTTCTTCGTGTAATTGTTGTGCATAACAATGAGCTGTTAGATGGCGAACAGACCGAGGTTGAACAGTTAGGCATAGATTTTTGTGTAGCACATTATGGTGGTCGTTGGATACAGACCTCATATAACGCCAATTTTAGAGGATCTTATGCAGGAATCGGTTATTTTTACAATACAATTAAAGATGAATTTATTGATCTAAAGGTAAATTATGAAGCCCAGACTAAGTAAGGCTGCACAACAACTAAGGGAACAGTTTGATGACACATTCCCAAGTCGTGACCGCACATCGGATGGCTGGATCGGTGATACCCGACACGCAGCTCGCCCTAGCGATCATAATCCCGATGCTAATGGCTGGGTTCGTGCCATCGATGTTGATCGTGATGTCAGTGGTAAGTCCAAGCCAGACCTTATGCCAGATATTGCAGATCAGATTCGTCTCTTATGCAAGTCTAAAAAAGAACGCAGAATTACCTACATTATCTTTGATGGTCGTATCGCCTCCTCTAAAAAAGGTTGGGCATGGCGAGAGTACACAGGGGCTAACAAACACAACCACCACTGTCACATCTCGTTTGCGAAAGAAGCTGACGATGATGAAGCTTTTTTTCAAGTACCTATGTTAGGAGCAAGTAATGAATGAACTAAAGACAGCAGCCGGATCATGGGCGAGAGCCTTCCTTGTAGCAGTTATCTCAATGGCAGCAGCAGGGGTTACAGATCCCAAGGCTCTTGTCGCAGCTGGTGTTGCATCGATTCTGCCTCCGGTACTGCGTTACTTAAATGTCAATGATCCAGCACTGGGCATGAAGAAGTGACACAGACAGATTTTTTTACTTTCTATTTAGCAACACTTGGAATACTGGGTGGCCTTGCTGGATATGTAATTACTCATCTGCTATCTGAGATTAAAAGACTCAACACGCGAGTAGATGAAATCTATAACATCTTGCTTGACAGGTAGCATTGTGCCATGGCAAGAAAAGCAACTAAGCAGCTAGAGGATCAGGGCTACTCAGCACTTGATGCTTATTGCATTGGCGTGTATGAATATTATAAATCGCTGCTTAGAGCAGGCTTTGCCGATGACTTAGCCCTGGCTATTATTATTGAGCCATCTTCTTATCCTCGATGGATCTTGCCAGATGAAATCCCACCAGAAAAGTTGGGCGATTATGAGGACGATGATTAAGAAACGCTATCTGGTCATTTCGGACTTACAGATCCCCTATCACCATGAGCAGGCAGTTAAAAATCTAATCAAGTTAGTAAAGCATGAAAAGTTTGACCTAATTCTAAATACCGGTGATGAGCTAGACATGCAATCACAGAGTCGTTGGGCACAGGGCACTAAGTTAGAATGGGAAGGAACGCTCGATGCTGACAGAAGCCTTGCACAGAATATTCTGTATGACCTCGGCACAACAGATGTCACTCGCAGCAATCACACAGACAGGCTTTACCATACGCTACTACGAGCACCTAGCCTCATTGGACTTCCAGAGCTTGAGTACGCCAAGTTTATGGACTTTGCCGGACTCGGCATTAGATTCCACAAAAAGCCCTTTGAGTTCCACAAAGGCTGGGTTCTAGTACATGGCGACGAAGGATCGATGAACTCCAATGCTGGTCTTACAGCCCTTGGCTTGGCCAAGAAGTTTGGCAAGTCTGTAGTCTGTGGACACACGCATAGAGCAGGCATTAGTGCCTTCACAGAGGGCATAGGAGCCTCATACAGGACTTTGTGGGGCTTAGAGGCTGGGAATGTCATGGACAAGAAGAAAGCCTCTTATTTGAAGGCTGGCAGTGCTAATTGGCAGATGAGCGTGGCAGTCATAGAAACGCATGGGGATCGTGTTAGCCCGATGCTAGTGCCTATAAACAAGGATGGATCTTTTACCCTTTATGGACGACTTTACGCCTGACATAAAGCGCACACTGGATGATGCAGTGGATGCTGGAGAATTGTTATCATTTTGTTATCTAAATTAACCAGGGAATATTCTGTCGGTATGTCACACTAATATCGTAAGTCAGTCAAGGGCACTGGCTACAGATAGGTACACAAATGACGATAGAAGAAAAGGCGTTACTAATCTGCCTGATAGGTATTATCTTTGGCATGATTTTAGTAGCTGTAGATGCTTATAAGACAGGCTATGAAAGAGGACAGCGAGAAGGCTGGCATCGAGGGCGATCACTTAGCCGACAGGAATACTGGGAAGAATGATTGCTAAAGAGATTCTACTATCAGCCACCGACACAATTAGAGATCGTGGGCTTACCTATGGTCATCCAGCCGATAACCTAGAGCACACAGCCATGTTGCTAAGTGCTTATTTACAGATGCCTATACACGATTACCAGGTGGCGGGAATCATGGTGCTAGTTAAACTGGCTAGGACTAATCAATCAGCACAGCACATAGATAATTGGGTTGATCTATGCAGCTATGGCGCACTGGCGGGGCAACTAGCCACAGAGGAGAGTGAACTTTATGTTTAATTTAGCCGGTTACGAGACAGTTGAGGTGAGACTTGAAAAGTTTATTAAGGACTATCCAGATTTTCGCATTGCTACTGAGTTGGAAGTGTGCGACAAAGATCGATATGTTGTTAAAGCATATCTTTACAAAGTTGCTGCCGATATTGTTGCATGGACAACAGGGCTCGCGGAAGAGAAGGTTACTGATAGAGGCGTTAATAGTACTTCAGCACTGGAGAATTGCGAGACTTCGGCGATCGGCCGAGCTCTTGCTAATGCAGGTTATGCTGCTAAAGGGAAACGACCAAGCCAAGAAGAAATGAAGAAAGTAGTTGCTACAAAAGTAGTAAAACCACCGGTACAGGATCTTGTACCAGATCAGCAGGACTACTGGACTACACCAGTCAATGAGTATATGAAGGTAGTAGATGCACCAGTTACCTTGGACAAGGCTATGGAAAATGTAACTGCAATCATGGGCACAGGAGAAGCTGTTGAAGTGCCTACTTGCTCGCATGGTTATCGAGTGTGGAAAACAGGCACAGCAAAGACAGGCAAAGAGTGGGCGCATTATGCATGTCCTTTGTTAGGCCATGCTGGTATGGAAGGTAAATGCGAACCTATTTGGTATGTCATAGGTAGCGATGGTAAATGGCAACCACAGAAAGCGAGAATCTAATGGGTTACATCGAGGTCTATAACATAGACAAGGATGGTGAATGGCAGGATCTAAATGACATCCCATTTATTACTACCATCAATTGCCAGTTGTGCAATGAGCCTACAGAGGCGCATAACATAATCATTCCAGCAATCATCAAAGATGGCATACTTACAGCTGGTACATGGCAATGCAGAAAGTGCAATGCTGTCAATGGATGAAGACACAATTAAGTGCTCACGATGCGAAGATCCAACACCAGAGTCTGAGTTAATGGAAGTTGGCGCATGGTGGGTGTGTGGTATGTGTTATGACGATCTATGACCCAGCATAGAAAGCACAGAGGTTTCCGCACAGAGC